GTTATATACCTTTACTGTTTTCTTACCTGTTGTCCAAATGGCAACTAAGTTCCTTTTCATGCTTTGTGCAGACCTCTGACATAGTACATATTATCACGTACACTGCCATCTTCTCTTACCATACCTTGGCAAAAGTTTTCTGCTATATCTTCACACCAATACTCACTTTTTGTTGGATGCCACATAAGGAATCCATCATTATCACTAGTTGAATCGGACAAGTGTACTCCCCAATATTTATGTTCATTATGTCGAACAACTTTGGCTGTTTTTGTACCTTCCCAATACTCTGAATATACTTCGTATTCTTTCATTATTTCTCCTCGTTTTTCCATCTCTTGAGCCATTTAGCTCCATCTCGTTCTGCGTCTATAAAGACTGCATTTGTAAAACCTGCGGGAATTAGTATAGCTAAGTGAACTACAATACTTGTAATGATATTATAATTTAGCCATCCAAAATAGAAACTTGCTAGAAAGCCAAAGTATACACTCCACATAGTAAAAAGTACTAATGTAAAGTATAATTGTAAACTTGGGTCAGGTATATGTTTTAGTGGATTATATCTAATATCCATAACATTTCTCCAACTCTTTACAGTAAACATTATCCCATTTCTTATTAGTTTTTTCATGTGTTGTCTCCGTCTCTATATTCGATTTGTGACTTGTCAAATAATTTATTCGCAGTTCTCTGCATTGAACGTTCCATCCAACGATTGAGTACAATCGAAATCCATTGTCTAACTTTGCCCATTAATCTACTCTTGCTACTATTTGAGGAATAATCTCCCCTGCTCTTATTACTTCAACCATACATCCTATCTGTAAGTCTAATGCTTCGATGATAGCCATATTATGTAAGGTTGCTCGTGAAACTGTTGCTTCTCCTATTATACAGGGTTCTAGTATTGCTACTGGAGAAACTGCACCTGATTTACCTACTTGCCATTTAACATCAAGTAGTTTTGTAACTACGCCTTCTTGTTTTTCTTTGAGAGCGAAAGCACCACGAGGATGATGAGAGGTATATCCCAACTCATCAAACTCTTTGTGGCTAACTATTCTCCAGACATCTCCGTCCTGTGGAAACTGTTCCCAGTCGGAATCAATAGCTGTATTGAACTCCATATGCTGTAACATTTTCATATCTTCTACCCAGTCTGGGCAGATCGCAGGTTGTATGCCATAACTTACGAAAGTTAAATCTCTTCGTTTAACTTCCTCAATATCTTTCAAGTTAAGCGCACCCGCTGCATAGTTACGAGCATTGGGTATTTCTTTTGGAGCTACTATCTCTCCTGTTATTTGTTTTGGTTGCTTACTAAAGATTTCATTTGGTACTAGATGTCTAATTTTATCTGTAATATCTAGACCTTTCTTGCCATCTCCTCTAGTAAGTGCCATTGTTAGTTCTCCATTTATATACTGAATACTAACTGCAGCTCCATCTAGTTTAGGTGTAATGGTTACTACTCCAGGCAAAAAAGTATGTGGGTCTTTCTCTCCCTTATAAACTTTCTGTAAGGAGTACATAGGAAACATGTGAGGTATTCTTGTGCCTTCTTCTGTGCCAACAGCAGTAGCGCCTACTTGTTCTTCTAGTCTGTCATAGACTTCGTCAGAAATAATTGGGTCGCCATTATAATAATCTATCTTTGCTTGTTTTAAAAATTCCTCTAACTTACTCATTATTTTCCTATGTGTTTAACCTCATCTTTTGGTATTACTTGATATGCACCCTTGTTGTACGCAATCGACACAGTATAGTTCTCACTTGCTTTCTGCTTGTAAGAAGTATCTTGTGGGGTTGAGTATTGGCTCATTGGAGCCGAAGGGTATTCTTGCGTAGTCCTACGATATGTAGTGTCTGGAGCGAAGGTTTTCCACTCAGGCTGCTTTGTTCTTACAGCCTTAGTGAACTTGCTCTTGCGTTTGCGACCGTGTTGGTCATATGTCATTTGTCCTTTTATAATCATACATATATTATACACAATTTCTAAGGAATTGTCAAGAACTATTTTTCTTAGAGGTAGATTTCATCCAATAAATCTTTGAAATTTTCTTCTATAATTGCTTTTGATTCTGCTAAGGACAGAATCTCTACTAGACCTTGGAACAGGTTTCTAGTATTTTCCATATCTATTGGTATCGTTATACCTTGATTAGAGGGTTTAAACTCTTCATCAAAATCTAAGTAATATTTTCGTATAGATATGTATTCTACTCCACGAAAAGTGTTGATTACCAACTTAACTTGTTCGTGTTCAGTTTCTTGTATCATTTTTTCATAAATTGCTGGTGCATCTAAATCAATCATTGCGTATAACTCGGTTAAGAGGCACAATGCTCGTTACATTTTCAGGCACAAGTATTCTATAAGAATCCGTATCCCAACAAAATAATAAGGAAGTATGTTGACCTTCCTTTGCTCTATTCTTTTTACCTTTGATATATTGAGTGCTAAAATCTCGTGTACACACATTGTACTTTAGTTTGCGAGAGTTTTGACTCCTATAAGTGATGACGGCATCTCCTGCGTCGTCTAGTTTCTTTTCGAACTCTAGTTTTTTCATGTTTCCTCCAATTTAAACTAACAAAAACTCTTTTGAATTGTTAAATTTTTGGTCACTTATTTAAGATGCAAAAAATTGAGGCAATCACGAAGACTGCCTCAACACACTAAATTACACTACTTATTTAATGATTCTATAACTGTTGTGAAATAGACTGCTGCTTTACCAGTTAGTTTTGATACTATTGCTGCATCTACTTCTTGACCTGCGTCACTTAGGACTGAAGTAAGTTTGTCTTGTGCATCTGCAACTGAAACTCTGCCTCCGCCTGTGCTGCCGCCACCGCTTGACTTAGCTGCTGGAGTTTTTCTTACATATACTCCTGCTTTTGTTAATATCATTCTGACACCATTTGGGCTTTCCCCAAGTTCTTCTGCGATGTCTTTTACTATCTCCATTGAAGTCTCAGGTGTAGGTTCTGCATCCTGATACATTTCAACTGCTTGCTCTTTAGATTCGTCTGTCCAAGCCATTTTTCTTCTCCTATATTTTTTGTTATTGCGCATGAACTCTGGCATACCAAATGCCCACCCTGTGGTGTCTCGCATTTGTTGGTAATATCTATCGCTCATATTTGCTTGTTTTTTGTTTATAAATATATTATAATAAAATTATAACCAATTGTCAAGAACTATTTTTTGTTATCTATAATGATTGGTATTATTTAAAATGTTTCTCTAAGGCATTTAACATATCTTGCGCTTCGGCAAGTTTTGCTAGTTCAGACTTTATTGACTCCATAATATCAGGATGTTCCCCAATACCTGCTGAATTTCTCATATAAACTCTACAGTTAGCTCTGTGATATGCTATTTGTCCTAGTAAGTGTTCTCTTATATCATCGTACATTTTTTACTCCTTGTTCTACTTTTTAATATCAATTATTCCAGTAACAAACCCTCGGATAAATCCTTCTAGCCTGTTTGGTATGATAAATGTTATTATTAATAGTGGAAAAAACACTAAAAATATAAAAAATACTATTAGTGTAGATAGAATTGGTCTGTCTATCATTATATTATCTGGTGCTATCTGCCTTACTAATTTATAAGACGGCCACCATATGCTATACATTGCAGCGAGCGTACCCGATAAGTATACTGCAGCAATAATCTGCCATATTTCCATTCCCTAATCTCCTTTTATAGGTACTTTTGCAGGTGCTCCAATTTACCCATCTCATATGTTGCTAAAGGATAATACTTACCTGCAAAACTTAAGTGAGGAAAATAACTACCTTTTAAATCATCTTGACTGCACTCAATCGTGTAGCATAGATATAGTCTATATCCTCTCTCTTCCGCTTCTTCAGGTCTTAACTCTTTTTCAACAAGTGCAGGATAGTTCTGTCGAACTGCCCATACCTTTTCTCCAGTTTGAAACTCGTCTGCTACACACTGTTCAGGCAGCATTGCGTTTCTGCGTCCTTCGTAATCGGTCTGAGCAAGTTTCTGTGGAATACCTACTCTATCGATTATTGCTTTAATGAAAGCTGGTGAACGATATAAACTTTTAGCTATATCTGATACATTTGCTCCATCCAAGTAGAAGTTCACTACTTGTTTTATTTCCATTTCTGTTGCGCCTTTACCTTTATTTTGGGCTTTGCGTCTTTCTCTATAAGCTACAGTGTCCAAGTGGTCGTCAATAATTTTATTGAGTCTTGTAGTATTGTAACTAATATTTAAGATACTACATGCTTCTTTCTTAGTAATAGGTTTGCTATCGTTAAGTAAGTCTATTACATGTTGTACGTTTGTTTCTGTTAAATTTTCGTGCTTTCGCGTCTTTATAGCCATTTACGCTCCTAATATATAAATTATAAGTATGTATGTTAAAACATGAAGGTACTGGTCTAAGCCATGTAACCCCCAATATAGTGTATGTGTATTGTTTAGTTTAAAAATTCTTTTTATGTTATTTTTGACATAATCAATATGATAATGTAAATATCCATCTAAAGCTGCCAAGTATAACGCTGCAAACCAGTTGCTAAAGAATATTAGTACTGCAAAGGTTCCTGCTATGTGGTGCGATGCGTGGACTAAACCGCCACGCGCACCGTATGTTCCTTTGTCTTTCCAAGGTTTCTGCATAAGATAATCGGCAATAGTATGCTTTAGCATTAATAATATAAATATTAATACTATTTCTTTATCCATTGTTTCCATTGTCATATTGGTCAGTATACCCCGCTTCCTTGTTTTCTCCTAAAAGAAATATTGCATAGTGAATAATTTTTAGTAAGTCAGCTGGATTATGTCCATTCTTTTTTCCATAACGCTGTGCATATTTAATTATATTACCTATACAGAAGCCTTCGCCGTGACCAGCATCAAATACAAACTCTGTGGTTTGAAACTTGCTTTTGCCATAGTGCTGTTGATAAGTACTATCAATGTACTCTTTTAGTTCTTGAAGTACTATATCTTCATTAAATTTATAATCCACCGATTAACTCCTCTAATGCAGT